AAAAAAAAAAAAAAAGAAAAGCCGTTTCATTGGAAAGATCAGAAAGAAGGGAAGACGTCCAGGGCAAGAAGGTGAAGGTGAGCCAAAGAGGTGGGAAAGGGATTCGCAATCCCTTGGCACATGAGCTCTGATGCGGCTTTGTGGCCTGCTGTTGTGAAAAGTGTTGTGACTCCGTGTCTCGGTATTGTGTGTTATGGTCCAGGGCAAAGCGGATATGTGGCGAATTTAGAAGCCGCCTTTATATGTCCTTTTAATGCGCCGAGGCGGTCCCCTACGGGGGGAGCTTGGCCTTGCCCACTAGCGCTTAGGCATTTCAAATTTTTCTACCAAATTTTCACAGAGGAAGCTACAGGCTTCTACAAAGACTTTTTGAGCCTGCACACCAGCCCCCACACCAGCCGCTTTGGCTGCCACAAAGAAGCCTAGGGCTTCTCGGGACGCACTCTGTGCTAGACTACAGGGGAAAACCATAGGAAGCAAAGAAGGGGTTAGAAAGAGTGATAGAAGGGTTAGCCTGGACTACAGCCCTAGTTACAGCCCTTCTCTACATCACTCTTTCCTCTATCCTACCTTGCCCTATTACATAGAGCAGTCCAAAATACCAGTCCATAATACAGTCCAAGACTACTACAGAGAGTAGTCCTAATCTGTAGTTTTTTATTATTCTAATAATAAAGAAGGAGGTAAAGAATTAGCTTATGCTCTGGTTAAACAAAAAGTAAAGCTAAAGAGTAAGCTATGGTACTACTCTCTGATTACCTAGTCTGTTTACTTTCTAATTACTAGAAAGCTTTACTAACACCTGTACTCTATGTTAACACTAAAGCTAAGCTAACTAAGTTAACTAATTAGCTTACTCTTTAGCTTACCATTAGCTTTCCTTTTTCTTTTCTCTCTGGCTTTCCCCCTCCCTTCCCCAGTTGGGGGGTCTGTTATAACCCAAGCATTACGCCAGGTTATGAACACATGCCTCAAATTCGCGTTAGAATGCCCCTAGAACGCATTTTAAGGTCAACACGTAGGTTTGTATAGGCCAATAGGAGATCGTTCGTTGTAGGGTAATCTGGAGCGTTTCTTACCGCCTTCCTCTAAGAAGCGTCTGCTTCCTGTAAGAAGCGACTGCTTCCTCACCTATCTCACACCTAAGACTGTCCCGCTATACCAGTTATCTCTTGGTTCTTGCTTGAACAGGACGTGTTCAACGAACTGGTCCAGCATCTCCTGTAGCTGGGCATCCTTCCAGTCTTGCACGGCCTGTAGCTCATCTCTAGCCATGTTTTCAGCCCAAAACTGGACAGCTATAGCCAGGGCATCCAGGGCGTCATCATGGCGTAGAGAACCCCTGTCCCTGGTTATGCGGGTCATCTGGTAGAACAAAGAGTGAGGCCGGGTTTGCTCATCATTGAGTAGCTTCAGGTCTTCCTCGATGATAGCCCGGTTGATTACCAACCTGTGCTGGTTCATAACAGGTTCCAGCACGTCAATGATACGCCTTTCCTTTTGCTTGTGGTGCTTCACTTCCTCTATCTGACACTTGTGGAACTGGAACAGTACCGGCTTAAACAATTCAGTGAACATGCCGTCCCCAAAGTTCGCTTCAATCAGGACGGTATTCACCTTCTGGTGCATGGCGATCTTAGCTAGCTGCACCAAGGCTGTCTTATCGTAGCCACCAGTGACGGTTCCTGCTGTAGTCACAAAGAGCTTCCCATTTAGGTGCTTCACCACAGCGTAGCCGGTTCGGTCAGCACCCCGGCCTGCCGGGTCTATCGCCAGGACTGAACCCTGGTATTCTCCCCAGTTATCCTTGTCGTAGAACAGGGGCCTATACCAGCGATCACCTGAGAAGCCCACATTCCGTAGCTCTTTGATAAGCTGGTCTTGGCCTGAGCCGTACTGCACGAAAGCAGGGGCCTTGTGAACATCCAAATCCATTACAATCAAGTCTTTGAGCTTGAGAGGGTAGCGCTCCTGGTCACTAAGGCTGGTATCGAGCATAAACTGAAGTATGAACCCGGTTCTACCGTAGGCTGCTTCACGTTCCAACAGGTCAACGTCATTGAAGCGTTTTGGGTCAACCGGCTGCCATGCTATGGTATCGCCTTTGGTTTCCAGGGCTTTAGCAATGGTTGGGGCAAGGTCTTCACCATAGACTGCCAGCTTATCAAGGGTAGGGTATCTAGCAGGCCAAATCCTGGCCCTGTAGCCTTTCTCTCTTAGCTTATTGTAAACGGTTTCCTCGGACTGAGGCGTTCCCAGGTAGATAATTTGGTTATCTTCGCCTGGTGACAGAATGGCTTCAAACTCCAATACAGCCCGTAGCAGCTTTTCTCGCATATCTTCAGTTAAGGAGTTTTGCGCTACTTCAACGTCATCAGCAATGATCAGGTTAGCACGAGAACCAGTAAGCTGACCGTAGATACCCACAGACTTAACCGAAGGAGCATGTGCAGGAGAAGCAGGGCGTACATCCCAAGCAATCTTAGATTTCCTTTGGTCGTCAGTAGGCCACAGGTGCTGTAGAAAGGGAATGTCGTGTATCAGCCTATGGCAAAATGTAGAGAAGTCGTCTGCCCTAGCTTTACTGGCTGACACTACCAGTATCTTCAGTTCAGGGTTCCTCAGTAGATTCCAAATCACAAATGCTGACGTAATCCAGCTTTTACCTACACCACGGAAAGCCATGATGATCTTGCGTTTGGGTCCGTGCTGTAGGTACTGTGCTATGTCGTTCTGAACTGGTGTAGGCTTAGGTAAACCCAAGTGCTTCCAAATCAACGCCAAGAATAACCGAAAATCTGAGAGCGGGTTCGCTTTGCTCATAGTGCCCTTTCCTGTAACTCTATATGAAATCCCCTCAGATTCGCATAAGAAGCGACTGCTTCCTCGAGAATGCCCCTAGAACGCAAAAAAAGGGAAACCCATAGCTACACCTATAGGCTTCCCCTAGAAATGCGTTCTGAGAGGATTCTGGTGCGAAACTGAGGGGGTTTAGGTGGACAGTGTTACTGCCGCATCATCGCTTCCAGTTCAGACAACCGCTTTAGGGTATCGGGAGGCAACGTGCTGAAGTCAGGCAACCCCAAGGAAGGGTCCGCTGAATGAGTGCGATACAAGGTAATGCAGTCACGTATCCAAGCCCAAATCTTCCGGCACTCTTCGATCACGTCTTGCCTCCCAGCAAGTTGGGCGTCTATAGCGATTGCTTGGATGGAGTTTTGAGTGGGAATCGGGTAGTATTTGAAGATGTGCTTATGCAACAGTTGCTCACAAATTTTTTTATGAGTTATCGCAGGGTCAACGTTAGGTTTTTGTTGCACTTCAGGTACGCCGCCTTCAGCCTTCCAAGATAAGTATGTTAGATAGTGTTCATTTTGTGTATCCTTTGGGATAATGCGATTATCCCTTGTGTCTAGGATAAAATTTTCATCAACGTATTCAATATACGACATCTCAACCTCCTTAGAATTGGGCGTCAAGTGTAATATCTACCCTAAGAGGTGCACTACCGATAGCAACAGTATAGTCAGTTCCGCCGAAATCTTTGTTTTTTGCATTGTAAATCCGAACATACAGCGTGTTTGAAGTTTGCGGGATAAAACCATACGTCACAGTTGGCGTATTCGAAGCGGAACCGTCATGCGAGAAGTTTATGCAGTGTCCGTCTACTAACCCAGGAGAAACAGTTGGTACAGTCCGCATAGGATAAAAAGTAATGGGATTGCAACGGAAGTCGTTGGTGTCGTAGTATAGCATGCCTGAGATTGACCTAATGTGAACCGTTTGCAAGTAACGCTGGCATAGCTGCTGTGTTAGTGCAGGAGGTAGTGCCGTAAATGGATGAGCGATATTGCCCTCTTCCAATTGTACTGCAGCAATTTCCACATAGTTCCCGGCAGTATTAGCCCAATTCGTACAAGAACTATAGCTTAATTTATTCACCCCAGATATCCAAGTATTTGTCTGAGATATTCTAACGTTAGTTCCTCCCACAGCCGCAATGGCTATGGTAATGCCCCGATTGGCCGAACACACCAAAGGATAAGTCCAAGTCGTCGGTAAAGTAAAAGTATGGGAGATACGTTGAGGAGTTTCTGGGGTATCATAGTTGAATGTGGTCACATACGAGTCGAACTGCGACGGGTCTGAATTGCCCTCCTCGCCGTATTGAGTTTCATTGCGAATGGATATAGCAAACGTCCCGGCTATGTTTGAAACGAAATCAAAGGAAAGCGTAAGCGTCTTACCTTGGTAGCCGTACAGTTCTGCACCTTCAAAAACATATATGAATGGAGCAACATAAGCAGTATCAGAAAATGACATTGGGGTAGCTACCTCAATTCGGAGAGCTTTACGACCGGTAGACATGACGGTACGAGAGACAGTATAAGACCCGGAGGAATCTGGTCCAGCAGCAGCTCTCCATCGAACATACGGACGACATCTTTGTTTTGGATTGAGGGTTGTAGTTTGTTTTACATTGAAAGCCTCTACTAAAAAGTCACCGTTAAGGATGAGATTTTTCCCGGACAACTGTGCAACGGAGTTAGCATAAGCAGCAGCATTAGCTGCTGCCGTTTCTGCTGTATTTTTGATCTTAGTAGCTTGTACTAGTATGGAAGCTCCACTAGTTTCCATCCATCCTTTGGTGACAACATCTTTAGCGTCTACCGGGTCTGCAACATTCTTGATACGCTTATTTTGGGCATTGAAGTGGTTGTCGTTATCCAAGAACAACTGCTTGTCCAAGGCTTCTTGAGCGAGGTACAACATTTGTGTATTAGCTTTGTCCAGATCAGCTTCTTTGATCAACGCTCGGTTAGAAAAGTCCACAAGGCGACTTCCTGGTGACGTTTCCCGTCTGATCAGAACTAACGCTCCATTAGCCGGAGCAGAAGAAAACATGATGCGGGTTGAGTTCACCCAAATGAAGGACTGCTCCACGCCGTTCACATAAACTTTAATATGGGACTGACTGATATACGGAAACGGAATATCAAATTCTTTGGTGGTTCCATCCCCGTAGTACATGACTTGAGAATAAGCCATTGCGGAATCCTCCTCAGTTCAGCATATCGAGTTCATCCAAAGCTGAAAAATCTTCATTCAGCAGTTCTTCCAAAGGAGTGCCTTTTCGCACTTCCGTGTTAATATGGTTGTCTTTGAGGAATTGAATTAGGTTCTTTTGGTCTTGACCAGTAAGCTCACCTTTGCGGAGTTTCTTCAGGTAGTAGCGAGCAAGTTCTTCATGGATTTCATAAAGCAGGGAAATTACTTCTTCTTTTGTAGCCATTATCCCCCTCCTGCTGTCTTAACTTTCAGACCAAGCCAGATAATGCTAAGGAAACTACCACCCAAAATACTTACGATAGCTACCATGAATGTGGTTTTGATGTGGTTCCAGTTCTTGAGAAATTCACGGAAAATTAGGTGGTGCTGGCTATGTTCTTCATTTTGTATGCCTATATCCTGTAAATGGCAGTGTTCAATGTACTGGTTGAAGGCTTCTCGTACTGCTTCTGTTATGAGAGCCTTGAACTCTTGAGAGCAACTGACACACTCGAAGTGAGCAGCATTCTTTTTAAGTTTTTGCTCCATCGTGGTGTGCTCCTTGTAAGCCAGGGGCTTCAGGAAGCCAAAGGCTTCTTTGTAGAAGCCCCCGGCTCTTGGTTATTCGGTAGTTAAAGACTCCATTTCCATCCAATACCGTAAATACAATTCAGGATCGAGTTCAGGCTGTGCTAGCCCAAGCAACACGTCTTGTTGCTTTTGTAGCTTCTCTTTCAGTTGGTTAAACAAGGTCTTGTCTTCTTTCAGGAGCGCAGCCTTGGCTGCTCGTCTAGTAGCAGACACAATCTTTGAAAGCATTTCGGCTTTGGTGTTAGGGTCAGGAATGGCCTTATACCTGGGGTCTTGAATGGTCTGTTCAAGACGTTCATATAGGCCAAGTTCACTGACCAGGGCCAAAGCTCGATTGTACTGCTCAGGGGTGAGCTTGACCGTCTGGCCTCCCATTGACACCCTATCGCTCATGGTTCCAATAGAAGCCCCCACCTTTTGCAGCTCCATTCGCACCGGGTCATCTTTCATGGTGGTTTCCCATCCACCCGTCCAATGCCGGTTTGCTTGAGCTACAGGCGTCCCGAAAATCGGGTCACGCTTAGGCAAGAGCTTCCCGGAATCCACATGCTTGGTCCAGAAGGCGTCCCAGGCTTCCTGTAGATCAACAAATTTGCTTCGGACCGTGAACAGGTCTTGACTTACCCTAGCTACCGGGTCTTGAAGCCTTTGGTACTCACGAGCGGCTGCTTCAAACGGAAACATGGTGCTAAGGTTGTTTGCCAAGAATTTCCCGAAGTTCATCTTCTCCGGGTCAGTTAAGATGGTCAGAGCTTGGTGAACACCTTCTAACCAGGTCTTGGAAGTGAGAGCGTCAGTTACAGCCAGGAGACTAGCCTTGAACAAGTCCTCGCCTTCCTCGGACTGCTCCGCTTCGTAGTAGTCGTAGAGCATCCCAAGGTTGGCCCCCAGCGCTAAGAACATCGCTATCGGGTCAAGCCGCTTGTAGGAAATCCATTTCTTTTCTTGGGAATCGTAGATGGAGTATTCCTGTACGCCTTGACTGGCAGCCACATTCTTCTTGTCCTGGGGAATACGTCCTGTAATTCTACCGGATTTGTAGAGATTCCAACCAAGATAGAGCAGGGCAGTACCAGTTGCCAGTCTGGCGTAAGCTTGGTAAGCCCGGAACCCACCAGCCGCTACGTCTTCCCGGAACTGTTTACCGAAGGCTAGAGCCAACGGGGTACGTCGGCCAGTCCAGGTAAAGAGGTTTACTGCTACCTTATAGAAAGGCAGCAGCATGAGCTTACCTATAGGACCAAAAAATTGAGCCGCCGGATGGGCGGTAGGCGCAGGGTCAAGCAGTTTGGCTAGGGTCTTAGCCGTCTGAGAGTCTTCGGTAAAGGTCAGTTCTCGGGATTTCAGCAAAGCTCTAAGGTGAATCTTTTCGGGCAGTTCTCGGCTGTAGTACCGGAACTGCTTTTCAAGTTCTTTACCTCGAAGTCCACGAACCGTATATAGCTCATGGAACAAAGCTACGTTCTTCTGAGAATGGTATGCTACAGTCTTGAAGAACTCATCGGCTGCCGTGAGGAACCGGAAAGGTAGCCGGATAATACTGCCCAACGGCAACCAAGCGAAATCCGGGATTACGCCAATGTTCTGGCCTTCAAATTTCAGGAAGGGGTCAATAATCGCTTCACCTGTGAAGGCAGCCTTCCACACGGTTCCCAAGTTTGTCTTACGAATAGCTTCATTTGCAGCTTCTTTTTTGGCAACCAGCTTTTGCCAGGCACTTCCTTCAACACCTTCTGCTCCCTTCCTGAAGGCATCAGCCAGGGCGAGGAACCCTTCTTTGTCGAGGCGCAGGGCTTCAATGAAGCCTTCTGTAAAGCCCTTCAGGTATTTTCCTCCACCTACCAGAACTGGCGTTAAATCCCGTTTGACGGCAGCGTCCAGGGTAAGCCCGGCCATCAACTCTATGCTGTCCACCGTTGTGGCAAGGGTCGTACCCATCACGTTTGCCACATGGGTTGCCCATCCTGACAGTAGGGCCGATTGCTTCAGTTCTACCAGTCCACGTAGCCAGCGATACCTTCCGTAGAGCCTGGCATAGTGAGCAACTTGTTTGAGGTTCTTCGCTTCAGTTACCTGGTCCACAAGTTGCTTCAGTCGAGCCAGGTTCTTACGGTTACCTTCCTTTTCGATCTGCTCCAAAAGTTCAGGGACAATCCGAAGGTCCGCATCGGAAAACCCTGGCCTAGCCATTCGCTTAACGGCAAGGCTCCTGGCGATATTCCGTTGTCCAGCCTTTACGGCTGCTTGAAATTCAGCATACGTCTGAAGGACTGCTGCTGCTTGTAGGTAGGCTTCATTCGAGCCTTCTTTCTTGGCGAGTTTGGCTGCTTCTACAGCCTTCTCAGCCATCCGGGTCATAATCCGGTCAAAGGCTCTCACTCTAGCCATAAGCCCGGTAGTGTCATTGGCGAACTTCCGAGCCTGAAACAGTAGGTTTCCTTCGGCACCCCATTTTCCGGCTATCCGTCTGGCAGCCCTATCTGCCTGCTCAAACGAGATAACCCGGCCACCACTGATACGGTCCACTTCGTCTTTGATCTTGGTGGAAACCGTTTCAATCAGGTCCAGGGCTTCATCAAGGGTGAAGTTTCTCAGCTTCTCAATGTTGAAGTCTGAAAGTTCTGCTAGGTGTCTCGGGGCAGGTCTTCCCGTGATTTCTTCGTAAATTTCACGGGTTATGGTGTCGAAGTCTTCTTTGGTAAACTGGAACAGAGACTGCTGGTGTAAGTCTTCTACGGGAGCCTTCTTAGGTTCCTCCTTGGGAACCACTTCAGGCTCCTCCTTGGGAACCTTCTTAGGTTCCTCTACAGGAACCTTTTCCGGCTCTTGAACCTTCAACTTCTTATTAACTTCCTTGGCTACGTCATCGTAATTCTCAGCGTTCTTGGCCCAAATCTTGGCCTTGAGAAACTTGAAGCTCCTAAGCAGTAGTTCAGTAGCCCCTTCAAACGCAAAGCCCAGGGCCACATCTTCTAGGGCCGTCTTGAGTTTGGCTTCGGCCAACGAGTCGTCCAGGTCGGACTTCAGGTACTCTGTGATCGGGTTTGCCAGTGATGGGTATTCCTGGATAACATCAGACAGACGTTCTTCGTAGGGGTCAATGGTGAACAGGTCGGCACCAATACTGGCTACGGTTGTTTCCACAAACTTCGCCAGCTTAGGTGCTTGGGCTGCCAGTTCACCAAGTTTGGAAGCGTTCTTTAGTCCTTTGAGAGCCTTAGAAGACAGCGCATAGCCAACTCCAAATTCAGTCAATGGTTCGGAAGTTTTACCAAGGAAACTGAGCGGTTTTGCTACGTCTTCGCTTAGTTCACTGTATCCTTCAGCAGACTGTCTCAGGAAATCAGCTACAGCGCCGTCTTCGTCGATCAAACTAACCAGTTCATACGCTGTCCTGGTCAGCTCTTTTCCGGCATCTACAAAGCCTTTCTTAATACCCCGGCCCAGGTCTTTAATATAGAAAAGGGTCGGGTTTTCGTGGTATTCTACATAGCTTTCAACTTCAGTGTCTTTCAGGTAGTTTTGTTTCCACAGGTATTCGATTTCATCAGGTTCCAGGTCCAGCAAGTTTTCAGTCTGCATCCGCTTGATCGTAGTGTAGCGGTACACGTCCTCAAACGTGAGTTCCCCGGCCTTCCATTTGGCATCCACTTCGTCTGGCGACAAATCAAGCAAGGGTTCTCGCTTGATTGTGTTCGCCATGGTGGTTGCTTCCAAGGCTTCGGCACGGGACAGCTTGCCGTCTTGAGAAGTTGTGTCGTTTATTACTCCGGAGGAACCCAAGAAGGTTCCCGTGAGGGTCTTCAGTTCCATTGGCCTCAGCCCTCCTTACGAGTTTTTAGCTTCTTGAGCCTGTTTTCCAGGTGGTCAGGTTCAATGATTTCCACTGTAGGTTCTTCTGGTTGGACAGGTTTTGGGATAGGTTTCCTTACTAAAGACGATCTGCCTATAGCCCCAAATTCTTCTTGGGTACGCTTTACGGCAGTGTCCGCAATGGTGCTAAGAGTTTGCAGGTCAAGAACCTTGGTGTTCTGCTTCTTCTGTTCTTCTTCGAGCAGCTTGTTGAACCAGAACAGCGCCCTAGCTTTCTTTTCGGCACCGTTGGTTTCCAGGAACCGTCCGAGCATGTCTTGTGGCGCAACACGGCTAATCACACTGTTTTCAAATTCTTCACGAGTATTCCACCAGGTCCGGTATTCTTCGTTATCCAGACTTTCCTCATGGGACTGGATTTTGCTAACCAACCGGGTGAAATCGTCTTGAGCGAGTTTATCTGCAAAGGCGGTCAGGGTGTCGTAGTCGAGTTGGCCCCTGGCAACCCGAAGTTCTAGTGCTCGAAGAAGCAAGGGGTCGGAAGATTTAGGGAAACCACCTACGCCCATTTTCCCATCTACAGCCCGGAGTAGGGCACCATACGCTGAAGCAGTCAGCTTGTCCTGAGAACCCAAAACTTCCTGCTTCAGAGCAAGCAGCCCATCCACATCGGTTTCGTCTAAGCTATAGAGTTTGGTGAGTACGGCTTTGGTGGTCTGGTCACTGAGCTTCTTTAGGTACTTCTCATTTGCCGCTTGGCGTGCGGCTTCTTGAGCTTTCTTAGCGTTTTCTACTTCCTTAATGAGCTTCACTACCTTGTCCGGTCCGATAGCGTCCGCTACCGTGATACCGTTCTCATCAGGAATAGTGAGAGCTTTGAGTAGTTCCGGTTTCCCTTTTTGGTATGCTTCAGCATAGATGGTCCGAACGAAAGCGTCAGTTACTTCAGAACGGGTTACATTGAAGGTCTTCGCCTTCTTCTGGAAATCCGAAAGAATCTTTCGCAGAGCTACCGGGTCATTGGTCTGGTTGACTTCCAGTTCGTGGCGAATGGACGCCTGTACATTAGTCAGCAGGTTGGCTTTGATTTCCTCTTGCTGTGCTCTGATGTACTGGTTGATGAGGCTGGTTTCAATATCCTTCGCTTTCGGGACAAAACCCTTCAAGAAGGCTGTAGATTTTCCTTCCGTGTATTCCTGGATAAGTTGGTTCAAACCAGAGCGGAACGTCTCAGGGTCAGCGTTCTTGTTCTGAACAAAGTATTCCGTAGCCTTCTGGTAGAAATCGTAAACTTTCCCTTGGCCGGTAATTTCCTCGTAGGTGTCAATCATTACCCTGGAAGGGTCTTCAGGTAGAGGTTTACCGCCCAATGCCAAGGTTTCAGCTTTCTCCTTGTCTTCCTGGTTTTGGACTTCCTTGTACTTCAGGTAGCTGTCCAGAACAGCGTCCATCCCTTGCAATGCCGTGAGCAAAGCAGAAGTCTTCCGGGACGGTTGCACAAAAATGTCCACAGGGCGAGCCACAACCTTCCGGTTAGGCGTGGTGTACCGGAAGGTTTCTTGTGGCTGTAGCTCCCTTCTGGTTTTATAGCTTTGAGCCGCAGCTTTAGGCATGATTACCCTCCATGTGTGTTACACTAAAGAAGCCTTTGGCTTCCTGGTGTGCGAAACCCTCAGATTCGCACGAGAATGGCCCTAGAAATTAAAAAGGTGTCGTTACGATGGAATGTATAGGCATGAAGAAGATCGTAAAGCAGAAGCGAACCTCGAAAGAAATTTTCTTGAAGTTAGTCAGGGCTTACTTGAGTTTCAACCTTTTCCCTGCCGTATAGCCTGCCAGGCCACCGGAAAACCCAGCAGAACCCATGCTAATAGCGGCTTGGAGCGGTCCTACCGAAGATGCCTTAGCGTTGGCGATCACGCTGTTAGCCCTGGATACTGAAGCCGTCTGTTCTCGACTTGCTTGAGCTAGCTGTGCTTCTTTATTCGCCTCAATAATGTCAATGTCATACCCAGCTTGCAGCAGGGAATTATTCAGTTGCCGCAGAATCGAATTGCCTAGGACGCCTGCTTCACCAGCAGCTACACGAATCTTGGCTTCTTCTCGAAGGGCCTGCCGTTGACGTTCAAAGGCTTCCAGTTCTGCTTGTTCTTTGATCTCTTGCTTCTGTTCTTCGAGAATCTGGTAGTCAAGTTCTGCTTGTTTAGCCGCAGCCTTAGCAGTGGCTTCAGCCGTTTTGTTTTGCTGAACAATCTGAGCGCTCGTGTTCGCAATGCTAAGCGCCGAAGTTGCAGCAGTTAGCATGATTACCGGGTCAAGACACATCTTCCCCTCCTACTTTATAAAACAACAAGAAAGGCGGTCCACCAGGTCTAAAGTGCCAGTCTTTTTCAAAGAACTGGAACCCAAGAAACCTTAGCCATTTAATAGACGCTTCGTTGTCCTTGAGAACAAAGTTGAACAGAAGATCATAAGGCTTGAAAAGACGGCTTGTTACGAGTTTAGAGTGCTTCGCAAAAGTACGAGCGTATTTCTCGAACAGAGCATCTGAAGCGATCAACCAGGGAACGCCTACACCATCGGAATGGTCTGAGACGCCAAATACGCCTTCAACTGAGCCATCTACTTCAATAACATGCGGATTATCTGAAGAAGATAGGGTAGCCTTGAGGGCTACCTGAAAAGGCAGCCCACAGGCTTCTTCCACTTCAATACGGTCTGTTTCCCGTACTGGGAAAGCAGTTAGTAGGTACCGTAAATCGGCCTGAATCAAAGGCCGCACATAACGGTTAGATAAGGCGTGACCTTTCATGGAAATAACCCTCTTGGTGGATTGCGTGAATCTTGAACGGAAAGTGGGTGTCGGTTTTCAAGGTGATGGTGGTGGTTTCAGCGTTAGCCATGATCAGAGCTTTGAATTTGCCAGTCTGTAGAGAGGCTTCGTCTAACCGAGAAGCACCCACAACTACCCCCGTGAACTCGCTGCTCGTATGTCGGTTTTGGGCTTCCACTTCCAAATCGAAATAGCCCGTGTCCGAGAACGTTAGTTCCAGAGTACGGAATTGCAGCCGTCCTTTGAGTATCTTCCCATCTTCCTGTTTCAGGAACCATTTAGAGAAGGTATAAAGGCTGGAATACTTACGGCCAATCAAGTACGGTTTATCGTCAAACTGGTCTACCACTTGGAGCTGATTGGTTCCGATTGGGGTTACATTTTCCAAACTGAACCCGGAATCAGGGTCTACGATCACGTAGTCCGTAAGGTCGGTATTAAACGGGAGCGTCCACGTAGTGTTCTGCCCGTCAAAAGTCCCTTGGATAGAGAGTAGATTATCCAAGTGGCACACATACGATTGACCGTTAGATAGGGTAATGTGAGGTGTCGGGCGCAACCAGCATTTCCCAACAATAGGTTGATTGGCATCGTGGAACAGTAAAATCAAGGTGTCCCGGTCTATCCCAATACCTCGAATTTCATGGCTAAACGTCCACTTACACCATTCGCTTTGAGGCTTTTGGTTACCCAGCCATAGGTATTTGTAAACGTATACAGTCGCCGGGTCAGAAGAAGTCCAGAAAAAGAGCATATCCATCTCAGGACACGAGAAGATTTTGTAAGAGCCAAGAGGTAGATAGTTTGGTACATGAACAGTAATGTTGGCCGCATCGTCCGTGTAGGTATCGGGCTGCACAAAATACTCCCGCACCTGCATCCCGTTATTGGTGGGACTCATGAAGTACGCATTGGTACCTGCCACAGCCGGTAGAGAATAAGAGTCGTACGAAAACGCCGTAGTAGGAGTGATCGCTGCCGTGGTCGGGGTCAAAGAAGGATTACCCCGCAGCACAAATTGCTGCTTATCAGCCAGCAGCAGCAGGTTTTCGTTGAACGGAACTGCCGCCCTCAACTCCACCACGTCGTTTACAGCCACTCCTAAATCAATAGGGTCGTCGTCCAGAATTTCCAAAACAGTTGACGGGAAAAAGTTCCAGTAATCAGCCGCAGTGGACAGTGCCACAATATCATCTGCTAGAATACCGAACCGGTTCTGGAAAAAGAACGTAGCGAAAATCTTTCGCCCAATAAAGGAAGGTAGCGGCGCTGTATCATCGTCCCCTACAAGACGCTCACCCCAAGTGATGTCCGCAAATACGAATGAACCGTCGCTCATGCGGACTAGTCGGTGAGGCATAGTAGAGGCGTTAATTTTGTACTGAATGTCCCAGCCGTTGGTTTCAACCCACGAACTGCCGTCCGATTTTACATAGTAGCCGAGAAAAGTATTATCAGTACCTAAGTTGATCTTAATCTTCGTGCCGGGAAAATATTGAGGAGGAAAGAGGTCGCTTAATTTTTCTGCCGTCGCACTATTAAATACACGAAGCCGGCTGTCAGACGCTCCTTGACCAACGGTTACCGTAAAAGGCATCCCATCAGCCCGAGAAACCTTAGCTACAGGCCCGCTTTGCGTTACTGTATATCCGCTAACATCGTTAGTTGTTATTGCGAATCTACCGGGAATATGATGAGGGGCTATAGTTCTTCCGGCTTTATATTTCTCATTATATGTAACAGAATAAGGTTCAATTCTTATTTCAATAGCGTTTCCATAATAGCTGGGAGTAACAGCACTTTCACAGTAGACAAAAGATTCCGCAGGTTTAGCAGAAGTTTTATCAGTAGACATAGCTGTCGTGACTTGACGATTAGTGATAATCGTGTAATCTGCTACAGTCAGAACATGAAACCGTTTACTAGGAGGCAGTTCAGTTCCAGTCGTCAAGTAATCCTTAACCGAACTGTCCGCAGTAAAGTTCAAGTCTTTATCAAGATGTCCATACTGGACAGTTTTAAATTCCTTGTTAATAACATCATAAACCCAAATAGGTTCAGAAGCGTCTTGCCGTAGAATGACCAAGTATTTCTCAGTATCGCTTCGATTGATAAAGAACACTTGGTCATTAGCAGTCACCGCCTTACTGGAAGGAAAAGCGTCAAAGTATTTTACAGGGGGACGTCGTACCAGGCCTTCTTCAACAAACCCGATAGCGTTGATTTGTTCTTCGCATTGATTGTCCAAGCGTAGAGCGGCAGCCTGACGGCTTACGCCGTTATACAGGCCCGCAATGGTTTTGGTGATAAGCTGGCCCATGTATACCTCCTTACCATCCAAACACGCTACCTCTTAGAAGCGTGCCCTGGGAAACAAGAGGCCCTTCCAAGAAGTTAGCGTCTTCAGTAAGAATCTCTTCTTGCATAACAGCCGCATAGGCTCGCTGTTCGTCTTCTTCGGACAGTCCGTGGAGTCCTTCAGAACCAACCACACGCTTCTGGAACAACCTGGCAGCCCGAATGGTGACGTACCGACGCACCACTTCAGGCAGTTCCTCGAAGTCCAGGAGCCAGACAATATCCACTTCTACAGGCTTAGTGAAAATGAAGGTCTGGTTCGTCCGGTCATAAAGCCGGGAACCCCGGATTACATAGTCTTCGTCCCTGTAGTGAGCATCAATTTTGAGAACGTTAGCGGGGACAGTGATAAACCCTTGCGTATCGGGCGTGAGCTTATAGCGAATGTCTGTGTTACAGTGAAGGCCCAGCGCTTGAATTTCACGGGAAACCTCTAGGACAGTATCCTTAGCTAGCCCAGCTTCAGACAGCCCGAAATCGGGAATAGAGTTCACGGGAAGCTCGCCAATGCCTGCCAATACTGCATTAGTGGCTTCCAATAGTGTCGTGGGCGTGGTATAAGCCATAGCTTATCCTCCTACGTTGGCATGGAAATTGCAAATAAAAAAAAGGGAGACTGGCGAATACCAGTCCCCTTCATGTGGTTCAGACAGTAGAAGTGGATTACGCACCGCTACGCAGTTCCACGCAGCACTCAGGCCGCAAGTAGCCGTGGCCCACAGCATACTTAGCCACCATCAGGGTGCCCTGACGGCGAATGTCGTAAGCCTGCTCCACAGCCAGGTCCATGAGTTTCACAGTACCAACCGCTTCAGGCGTCCACACAACACCCACCGTGGTGCTAGCATCGACACCATGATAGGTGTTGGAGCTAGACGTGTCGGTGCTGGGCACATGGTTGCAGGAGAGAATCTTGATACCGGCAACCTCGAAGATGCGGCCTTCAGCGATGGAGCCGTTGCCACCGTAGTCCCGGTGAATAGCGGAGAAGCCGCCGGACTGCACAGCAGACACCAGGGCGTAGTATTCAGTAGGACGCAGGGCAACGAACCGCTCCTTGGGCGCATCCTTCGAGTCAAGGGCTTCAGCAGCGGCATACAAGGCGTCATAGATGGCCTGAGCCTTGGTAGCCTTATCGGCGTTAGCAAGGTTGGCATCCTCAATCACCGTACCGCCATTGCCGCCGACCACGGTAGCAGGTGCACGGGCACCCTTGATAATCTCGGACAGGACGTTTTCGTCCATCTTGACGGCCAGTTCCTCGCCCATCTTCTTGCTGTAGATTCGGCGCACGTCGTAGTGATTCATCGCCTCATCAATGTTCGCAATGAAAGCATGGGACACAAGCAGGCCGTCAATCGTGATAACACGTTCGGAGTGCTTCACATCCAGGCCAAGCAGTTCCGAACCAGGGGTGTGGTACTCAGCTCCAATGTTGCCTACCACTGGAAACTGAGCGGACTTACCGGACGTGATAGTCCGCACCATGTGCTTGTCCTGGGTCACAGTAGAGCGATCGAACGCTGCCAGAACTTCGCCACCAAAAACCTTGAGAAAGAGTTCCAGCTTATCGGCGCCCCCATTGTTCGCACCAATACGAATCACATTAGCATCGGCCATTGTTGCATTCCTCCTTTTCTAGTTGTTGTTACAAGTAGTTAGGTTAGAATGTGGGGGAATTAACACACCGACGAGCCAGCAACTCTTTAAGGTGTCCTCTTGTAAGAACCCGCAGGCTCTTACATTCGGGCTTAAAGGTGCATAGCTTGTACGGAAAAAGAAAAGGCGCACACCTCTGTATGTGTACGCCTACTTAAAATCCTCGAACACGCTCTGCATTATGTTCGGGAATTAAGACAGCATAAAAACGGCTAGCCGGGAGGATAAAAAGCGAGTTACTCCTTGTTGTCTTCGGACAGTTTATTCACCAGATCAGTAATCGATTCGTCCATGGACAATCCAAAGACTTCACTTACAGTATTGACAATCAAAGGAATGTCCGACAAAGTAATTTTTCCATCTTCCAAAATTTTACTAAGTCCCTCAATAAGAGCACCCGTCCAACCATAAAGCTTGAACCACTTCATTTTCTTCCCTCCTTTCAGGTACAACACGACCACCCCTCACTTCCTAGAAGATGTTGGACACCGCTACCCGTTGCTCCACCAACTTCCGAAAAGCCGGGTCTTTTTCATAGCGTGGGTCTTGCATGTCTCGAATCATTTCAGCCCGGCTGGCATATCCGGTCACAGAGCTAGTAGGTGGTTGCCCGGAAAGTAGATTAGGAGCAGACGGGTTAGCTTTCATGTAGCGGCTGTGAAGGGCTTCTACTGCCAACTGAACCTTTGCCAGATCGCCGGTTTCCAGAACTTCATTGAACGCACGCTTTTCGGCATCCGACAAGT